GTAAATAGTAGCATATTATGGAACGCTACAAGATTATCTCTCTAGTCGATATAACCAGAAATGGATCATCGAGATCAGAAACTGATCCAATCAAGATCGGACAGCAGTCTAATTTCAACGCACTGATACAGACCATAGGACTCAGGGCGAACATAGATTGGAGCCTTGACCCGCAGCAATTCGATGGAAGACTGCCAGATCCCCTAGACGGCGCAGCCACATACTGGATATGGGAGTTTGTCACCGAACGGGATCAAGTGTTTCAAAAAAATTCTGATCCTGTGGGTCTATTAGTTGACGACCTCGATGGTGTTCCTGTGGTTGACCGACTAAATAACACAGTGGATCTGACACCTGCGGTATTTCGATCCAAAATCGACAACACGAACATCTGGATCACTAAAATCAATTAGTGAAGATAAATAATATTATCAAGGCAAACCATTAGGCATTCAATCATACATTAGGCACATGGCTCGGAGCGAGCACTTGACTTATAACATTGGAGATGAGCCAAATGGCTACAGTAGCAGAACGTATTGGAATAGTAGAAACGCAGGTAATAAATCTTGATGAGAAGCTGGACGAACTCAAGATTGATGTCAAGGACATGCACGATTGTCTAGATAAGACCCGTGATGGCCTAACAATCAAACTAGATCAGATGTATTCAGCCTCATGTACACAGCATGCAGAGTTAGCTACTAAGATCAGTGAATTAGAAAAAAGCAAAAACAAAATCACAATGTATGGTATGATAGGTATGGCATTCATAGCCGGCCTAGGTTGGACTGGACAGTTAAATATACCAACTATACTCAAGTTTTTTGGAGTATAAAATAACCCTACTTAAATAAAGGACCATAGGTCCTTTTTTTATGACAGATATTTCCCGACGGATAGCTCAAGTAGTAGATTCGTCACAGAGAAAACTAGCCCAAAACGGTATTATATTACCCGTAAAAACCCCAGAGGGGATTTTAGTAGGTGATGTGCTGATTGAAAATGTTGGAGTTTTAAAATATCTTTATAAAAATCAAGAACTGATCTATAAAGAAATACACTTAAATGTAGCGGCTATCAAGATGGCCAATATACTAGCGAGATCTCGCACCGACATAAAAGTCGACGAAATATACAGGGCAGATCAAGAATACGGAAAATGGTACACTGACAGCCAGCTACACAAGTTCAATCATGATTCATCTCGCAAAAAGAGAGACCACGATCGGGCTGATATGCTATGGTCTAGATATTGCGAGAGCAAAGACAGGGCATTACAGGCTAAAAAAATAGTGGAAAGTCTTTGCGCAGGTTGAATAAATACACTATCATTCTGGAACACACTTATGAAAACAACAGATATATTCCAAATCAATAGAAGCAGCCGCAGGCTCAATGAAAGCCTAGAAAAAACATTCGGTAAAAAGCTGAATCTAGAAAATTTCGATCTGCATCAATTACAAGATGCTAGAAACAAGCTGAGAACTCAGATCAGTCAGGTTCGATCTCAAAGTGGTTTTAATGAAACCATTGAAAACGATGCTCTGACACAGGCACAGTTCATGCTAGATGCTATCAATGCAGAAATTTTACAGAGAGAAGAATTCGCTGTTGAATCGGAAGACACAGAGTTCACAGAACCAGTAGAACAGTCACAAGGAGAAGAAATGACTAGAGTTACAGAAGGAGAGATCCAGCAAGCAAGTGCGATCGTCTCCGCAAAAACCATGGTAGATAGAGTCGGCCGTTGGATCGAAGAATTATCCGGTATGGAGAACGACACACTGCTTCAGCTAGGTGATCAAATCCGTGACGAGATGGGACAAGAACAGGCCAAGAGTTTTATTTCAGCAGTGGCTCCTGCGATCCAACAGGCTCTAGAAAATCTAAAACAGACCAGAGAAACATTAGCTACGGGTGTAAGAACACTAACAGGCGAAGAACAAGGTGCAGAGATGTTGGGTGCTGAACCCGAAGCTCCTGCGGGCGACGAAGGAGATCTAGGTGCTGCAGAACCTGATATGATGAACACTGGCGATGACCTCGGAGGCGATGAATTTGCCGCAGCAGAACCAGCAGCTGGTGGTGGCGAAGCAGCAGGTCGTGAACAGAGAGAAAGTATCAACTACGAAAGTAGATTATTAAAAGTTCTAGCAGGATGAAATTAGAAAGTTTCCTCTCTACAGAGGAATTTTTAAAAATAAGAGAACTAGCACCTATGCCGGCACCGGGTGCAGTTCCTGCTCCTGCAGCAGCCGCCGGCACTTCCGCTGCAGACCCAGCAGCCATGGCTAAGATGGCTGCGGCCCAGGCCAAGGATATGCAGGACAGAAAGAAAGCTCTACAAGATCAGATTTCACAGACTGAAAAGCAGTTAGCTGATCTTAGAAAACAGTTGGCGGAACTAAGATGAGATTTTTTGAATTCACCGGTGACGATACCGGAGACAGATTAGTTATGATTCTTAGAAACTATATCGGTCGCGCAGCCTCAAAAAAATCCTCAGCTAAGTTAAATTGGAGTGGATTAGATAAAATATTATCCACGAACGGGTTTGAGTTGGCCGCTGACTATGAAACATTTAAAGCTATCTATGACGGAAGTCCTACCATACAGGCGCTGGTGAAAAACTTCAATGCTGATGGAATTGAATTAAATGTACCCGGGGCGGAAGAGCCCGGTGACGCTACAGAACCTACACCAAATGGCGGCAAAGACAGCGAGGAAGCCATAGCCAAAATGGCAGCATCAGCAGCGCCAGCTCAAGTAGCCCAAAATCAAACTACTCCCCAGATTTGACAACAACAAAGTTTTAGTGTAATATATACGCTATGACTAATAATCTACAACTAACTCCTCCTCCGTTCGTTGAGAAGTTCCAATATAAACCCTGTCAACAGATCAATGATCCTGTGACTAAAAAACGAGTGTACCTAACACCGGATGGTGAGAGTCTTCCTAGCGTTACTACTATCCTCAGTGCCACTAAAGATATGACCGTACTCAATGAATGGAAGAAACGTGTTGGAGAAGAAAAAGCCAGACAGATAACCACAGAGGCTGCAGGAGTGGGTACAGCCATGCATAGTAATCTAGAAAGATTTGTTGCCGGTATGCAACGCCAACCGGGAAATAATCCTGTACACGTTCAAGCCAATAAAATGGCCGATGTGATCATTGATCGAGGACTACGAGATATCAACGAAATATGGGCAATGGAACAGAGCTTGTATTTTCCAGGGCTTTACTCAGGAACCACTGACTTGGTAGCTGTTTACAAAGACAATCCTTCAGTTTGCGATTATAAGCAGACTAATAAGCCCAAGAAAGAAGAATGGGTTGAAGATTATAAAATCCAATTGATTGCTTATATATTAGCACATAATGAAGTCTACGGCACAGACATTCGCGAAGGGCATGTGTTTATGTGTTCTAGAGCCTTTGAATACCAACAGTTTGACCTATGGCCTTCGGATTTTAACAAGTACCAGGACATGTGGCTCAATAAGGTAGAGGAATACTACGACAGCCTAAGATAAATACTCTATAAAGCATAGAGGACATCATAGTGGCTGTAATTCAAATTTCCAAAATCCAGGTAAGACGAGGACAAAAACTTTCAGGTATTGGCGTTCCACAGCTAAGTTCAGCTGAATTTGCATGGGCAGTCGACTCGCAGGAATTATTCATCGGTAATGGTTCTGTAGCAGAAGGTGCTCCCTATGTTGGCAATACAAAAATTCTAACAGAACACGACAATATTTTAGAATTAGCCTCTAGCTATACCTTCGACGGGGAAGATCCGACTATTAGTCTCAGTGTACCTCGTAGTTTACAAAGCAAATTAGACGAGTATGTATCAGTGATAGATTTCGGAGCCATCGGTGACGGTAGCTCAGATAACATAGAGTTTTTTCAAAATGCTGTTGATCAGTTATTTAAAAATCAAGATACTAGTTTTAAAAAGACTTTAATGATTCCGAACGGAACATATCTATTGTCTTCAGGAGATTTAAAAATCCCTAGCACAGCGTTGATACGAGGCGAGACACAAAATGGTGCGATCATCGATATTGGTGCTAATAATATAGTATTTGTAACCGAAGACGGTGAGGAAGTTGGGGCCTTTACAGGGACAAACAGACCGGTAGATATTAAAATCGGAAATCTCACTATCAGAAGAACCACAGGTCAGACAGTGATTACCGGCGTCGCTGATTCAAATTTCGAAGGTGTAAGATTTCTCGGGGGATATGAATTAGGTGACACAGTTTCAGACATAACTATTGAGCCCTCTTCAGTATTTTGGGAAAATGGCCTAGCAGACATCAAAGTCACTAATGTAACTTTTAAAGATTGTATCTTTGAATCTGTTTCTTTAGGTGTACGGTCTGATCAGGTAGTGGTCGATTCTAGTGCGTTACCTACCTATGATACATTTATAAATTTTGATAGTTGTAGATTCTTTGTCAACCATACTGGTATACTGATAAACGGAGTCAACAATCAAGGCAATAAATGGAAGATCATCAACAGCGATTTTGAAGAAATCGCCCAAAGAGCCTTTAGAGCTGACTACGGTGTCGGCACATTGATTTCTAAATCTAGATTTATCAACTGCGGAAACAACACAAACTCTGCTAACAATCCAGTCACAGAAATCATCAGCTTCGGTCAGAACAAAGGCAACACTGTAACAGATTGTATCAGCAATCGACATCAGATCGCGGGATTCACTGCGGTAAACACCAAAGCAGGCATCGGTGAAGTAGAAAATGCTGGTCGGGTCAGTTTTTTAGATTTAAACTACTCCGACATTTACACATCAAATAGTTTTAGACCTCTTAGCGTATTTTCTGCTTTGAGCAGATATATTATAGTGGACTATACTCTATCATTAGGTGTGCATACTCGTAAAGGTCAATTAGAAATAACTATAGATGAGGACTTTGAACACGCTTCAATATCTGACAACTATAGTTATTCACCCGAACTTATAACATCATCTGGAGGTCAACGCATGACAAATTTTGAATTTAATGTATCTCTTCGCGACAACGACGGAGAAAGTGGAATAGATACTCTAGTGCTGACCTATCAAAACCCTCTAGCTACTGGAACCACGGGCACGATTCAATATCTAGTGTCTTACGGTGTTTGATCTCCACGGCACAGAGAGATTAGCAGCTTGGCGACAGTTTAGAGATAGTTTAAAAGACAGTAGTAGTCCTCTCGAATCTGTAGCTGAGTTTTGGAGCTATGCTCCTTTTGTAAATCTCTATCTCAATCCAACCGATCCAAAATCTTGGCCTGACCCATGGCATCTAGTATTGGATTTGAAATTAGACGATCTTGCTATCTGTCTAGGAATGCTGTATACTCTTAAATTAAATGTTCGGTTTATGGACTATGAATGCGAGATACATATGTCTATGCGCTCTCAAGATCGTGATCCTAAATTCTTTTTAGTAGTAGATAACTCAGTGTTAAATTACGAACCAAAGAGAGTGCATCCTGTTTCAGTACTCAAAGATCACTTGACCAACATAATTTGGCAGGGCAGGCAGTTACCATAAATACCTGATAGAAGAGAAAGCAATGACGATAACAGTAATAAAAAGAAACGGAGACAGAGAACCACTACACATTGACAAGTGGCAGGCGCAGGTAGCAAAAGTCTGTGCTGGAATAGCAGATGTCAGTCAGTCAATGATAGAAATCAAAGCTCAACCACATTTCTACGACGGCATCACTACTAGAGAAGTAGATGGAATAACTCTAAGAGCCATCGTTGATCTTATTGATGTTGAATCCAATCCCGATATAGGTCATACCAACTATCAGTTTGTTGCCGGTAAACAACGTGTTAGTATGTTGCGAAAGGATGTTTATGGTAGTTATGAACCTCCTCATCTTTATGAAATTGTTAAAAAGAATGTAGAAGTTGGTCTATATACTCCTGAACTTCTTGAATGGTACACCGAAGATGATTGGAATCGAATGAATGACATGTTAGATCATGAGAAAGACGAAACCTATTCATATGCGGCAATCGAACAACTGATTGAAAAATATCTAGTAAAGAATCGTGCTACAAAGGAAATATATGAAACACCACAAATTCGTTATATGGTTGCTGCCGCGACTGTATTTCATAAAGAAGAACCTGGATCGGCCCGTATGCGTTACATCAAAGAGTACTACAACTGTGCTTCAGATGGTCTGTTTACTCTTGCTACACCTGTGTTGGCTGGGCTCGGGACTCCTACTAAACAGTTTAGTAGTTGTGTTCTTATCCGCAGTGACGACGATCTGGATAGCATATTTGCTTCTGGTGAGATGATGGCCAAGTATGCCAGCAAACGTGCAGGTATTGGCTTGGAGATTGGAAGACTGCGTTCATTAGGATCACCCATCCGGGGTGGTGAGATCATGCACACAGGTATGATACCTTTCTTGAAGAAATGGTTTGGCGATCTGCGTTCATGCTCACAAGGCGGTATCCGTAATGCATCAGCTACAGTATTCTATCCTATCTGGCATCATCAGTTTGATGATCTAATCGTATTAAAAAATAATCAAGGCACGGAAGAATCTCGAGTTCGACACATGGATTATGGAGTAGTATTAAATGCCATGTTCTGGAGACGGTTTAAGAACAAAGAAAATATCACATTCTTTGATCCCAACGAAGTGCCCGATTTGTACGAAGCATTCTACAAAGATACTGATTTATTTGAAGAATTATATTTAAAATATGAAAAAAAAGCAGGACTGAGAAAGAAAACTATGACTGCTGAAGAAGTATTCAAGGGTGGTATACTGAAGGAGCGCACAGACACAGGTCGAATATATCTTGTATTCATTGATAATGTAATGAATCAGGGACCGTTTGATCCTGAGTACCACACGATTTATCAAAGTAACTTGTGTTGTGAGATACTATTACCCACACGTCCATTTAAGAGATTAAACGATGCTGATGGTCGCATAGCGTTATGTACACTAGGATCTCTCAACTGGGGAGCGTTCCGGAACCCAGAGGATATGCGTAGAGCCGCAAGGATTCTACAGCGTAGCCTGTGTAACATCCTTGACTACCAAGATTTCTTATCGATACAGAGCAAGTTATCTAACGATGAGATACAGCCTCTTGGTATTGGTGTAACTAATCTTGCCTATTGGCATGCTAAGAGGGGTCTAAAATATGGCGACAGAGATGCGTTGGCGGAAGTTAAAACTTGGATGGAACATCAGGCCTTTTATCTTACAGAAGCCACGGTTGAGCTTGCCAAGGAAAGAGGTAAATGCCTAGAATCAGATCGTACAAGATACGGTCAAGGAATATTTCCCTGGGAACTGAGAGCGCAAGGAGTCAATGAACTCACAGACTTTAAACCAGAACTTGATTGGGAATCTCTCAGAGATCAGATGAAACAACACGGTGTTCGTAATGCCACATTGATGGCCATTGCCCCTGTTGAGTCAAGCTCTGTGGTTATCAATTCTACCAACGGTATCGAATTGCCAATGAGTTTAATTTCGACCAAAGAATCGAAAGCGGGTTCGTTCACGCAGGTCGTTCCTGAATATCACAAACTTAAAAACAAATATCAACTGATGTGGGATCAAACTGATTGTTCGGGATATCTTAAAACTGCCGCAGTACTGGCTGTTTACGTAGATCAAAGTATTTCAACTAATACATTCTATAATCCTGCCCACTATCCGGATCGTAAAGTTCCTACAACATTGATCGCCACAAATTTAATGCAGGCACATGTGTGGGGTCTTAAAACTTTTTATTACAGTCTGATCAACAAGGCAGGAGCCAAGATGCAAGAACTTACTCCCGAAGTTCACTATAATGGGTTTCATAATGAAAGAGAAGTAATCGTAGAAGAAGACTGTGAGGCCTGTAAATTATGAGTTCAGCACAATACAATTTAAAACATGACACTAATTATCTCAATCGTAAGATGTTTCTAGATCCTCAGGGTCCAGTAACCATTCAACGATTCGAAGAAGTCAAATATAATAAACTAGCAGGGTTTGAAACTACAGCTCGAGGTTTCTTCTGGGTTCCGGAAGAAGTGTCGCTGACCAAAGATGCTCAAGATTTTAAAAATTCCAGCGATGCCGTTAGACATATTTTTACCAGCAATCTACTAAGACAGACAGCTCTAGACAGCCTGCAAGGTCGCGCACCGAGCCAGGTGTTTACTCCGGTGGTCAGTCTTCCTGAACTTGAAGCTTTAATCTACAACTGGACGTTCTTCGAAACTAATATACACAGCAGATCGTACAGCCATATCATCCGCAATATCTACAATGTTCCCAAAGACGTGTTTAACACTATCCATGACACACAAGAAATTGTAGACATGGCATCTAGTATCGGCAAATACTATGATCAATTACACACCATCAACTGCCGCAAAGAACTCGGTGAAAGTATTACCGAAGAAGAACACATCAAAGCCATATGGTTAGCTCTAAACGCCAGTTATGGGCTTGAGGCATTCCGATTTATGGTATCATTTGCCACAAGCCTGGCAATGGTAGAGAATAAGATCTTTATTGGTAATGGTAACATCATCAGTTTGATTCTACAAGACGAACTACTACACAAAGGTTGGACTGCTTGGATTATCAATCAAGTGGTCAAAGAAGATCCAAGATTCGCCCGAACCAAAGATCAATGTGAAGCAGAAGTATATCAGATGTACATGGATGTCATCGCAGAAGAAAAATCTTGGGCTGATTACCTATTCAAGAAAGGTCCTGTGATCGGACTGAATGCTAATATACTTAGAGATTTTGTAGATTATACTGCGGCCACAGCTCTAAAAGAAATTGGCATCAAGTACCATGTTCCTGCACCAAAAACAACTCCTATTCCTTGGTTCAACAAACATCAAGATACTCATAAGAAACAGACAGCACTACAGGAAAACGAAAGTACGAACTATGTTATCGGAGTCATGGGAGAAAATATTGACTACGATGCGTTACCGGCTATATAATAATCTATGTATAAAGCACAGTACAAAAAAAACAGCCCTTATGAAGCTTGGACTACCATAGGAACTTATGGGTCCGAGGCGTCTGCGATCAGTTCCGCACTGTCATACAAGGCCAAAGGTATGCTTTTGGTTCGAGTAGTTGACAAAAAGGGCATGGTAGTATACTCAAGTTAAAAGGAAAAAAATGAGAGCGATCGTATGGAGCAAGTATCATTGTCCTTACTGTGATCAGGCCAAAGCACTGCTCACCCAAAGAGGAATTGAATTTGAAGAGCGTAAAATCGGAGATGGATATACCCGAGAAGATTTACTAGAAGCGGTACCCGCAGCAAGAACAGTACCACAGATCTTTTTAGATAATGAACTGATTGGTGGTTTTCAAGAATTAAAACAAAGGTTAAAAAATGTTGATTGATAAAGGAATTGCAGCCAACGAAGTAATCACTATCAGAACCACAGGTGGCGATGAAGTATTGGCTAAACTAATAGAAGAAACACAGGACAGCTATGTGATTAGTAAACCACTGCTGCTAGCTGCGAATCAAAAAGGTGTAGGTCTAGTACCTATGTTGTTCACAGTGAATCCTGATAAAGATATCAAAATTATGAAATCGAGCATAATGGCAGTGGCCCCCACCGACATAGATTTTGCTAAACAATACACGCAGAGCACCACAGGAATAGCTCTATCATAATATGACGCTGTCTGTCAATACTTCTTTAATTCCGGGCGTCAATATCGTCACAGATTCAGTTACCGGTGGCATTGCCATAGACTATTCTAATTACTACGAAAGAATAGCCTCAGCTATTGAAAGAATTGAAGAGAACACAAATCGCACAGCTAATTCTCTCGAACCCTCAGATTCGACTAAGCTAGCAGATAATCTAATAACACATCTAGAAATGATAGCTGAAGCTACCCAAATAATCAAAGCTCTAGCAGAAACATCTGGAATCAAAACAGTCAACGATTATGATATCTTAAATTTCATAAGTACATTTAAGTTTTTAATCGAAAGCAAAGAATTATTAAAAGAAAACGAGCCGTTGACCGATAAAGAATCTGATAAAACAAACAAAAGATTATTAGATTATATCAGAAGAATTAAAAATCTTCCCAAGGAGTAATCATGCCAGGAATTAGTAGAGTAGGAATAGACTCAGCAGGTAGTCGGATCGTCGGCGCTTTGGCTCCTACGGTTTTGGTCAACGGTGCACCAGTGACTGTGCTAGGAGCTCCAGTCTTACCACATGGTAAAGGTCCCCATGCCGGACCGGTGATGATTACTGCATCATCTACTGTGTCGGCTGGTGGAATTCCGATATGCAAAGCTGGTGATATCGCTAGTTGTGGACATGCAACTTCAGGCAGTGGAGACGTAAATGCAGGTTAAAAAAATATTGTGGACATCTTTGGGATTCCTTAGTCTAGGTATGGCTTATATAGGAGTAGTTACTCCTGGTATTCCTTACAGTCCTTTCGTGGTCTTTGCCGCATACTGTTTTTCAAAAGGTTCAGAACGCATGCACCGATGGATCTACAATCATAAAATATTCGGACCGTTCCTTACTAACTGGAATGAAAAACGTGTGTTTCCTTTAAAGATGAAATATTTTATGTTGTTCATGATGGGCACTAGTTTATGTATAATGGTCTTTACTGGAGTCAAACCAATTGGAATTATCAGTACCGCAGTTTTTATGGGATTTGTTGCTGTTTGGGCTTGGCGTTATCCTAGCTCTGTTGCCGATTATGATAGACGTAAGTCCTCGGGAGAAAAGATAGGATGGTTTAGATGAACTATATGATACACGAACTTTTCCCTATTCCATTGTATCATGCTCGATTAGCTCCTGTTGATTCTCTTACCCTAGCTAAACTTACAAATCTCAAATTTGATGCTCCTGGTGCCGAGGAGGAGTATGTAGTACATGAAGAAACTGTTGAAAGACATGTGTTAGATCGACCAGAATTTATCGCACTTAAAAAAACCATACAGGCTCATATAGATCATTATGTCTACGAACTTGTAGGCGTTACAAAAGATCAACGATGGGAAGTTTCTTCATCGTGGGTCAATAAATCTGCCAATAGTAATTATCATGCTAATCATTGGCACAGTAACAGTCTAGTTAGTGGTGTTCTCTATTTACGCACTGATGAAAAATCAGGTGCTATCTGTTTTAACAAAGATAGAAGTCACAGAAATCTTTGGGGAGATACAATCACTATAGATTTTGTTAAACCAACAATATATAACTCGGCTGCTATGTCAATATTACCTACAGACGGTGATTTATTGTTATTCCCATCTTTACTGAATCACAGTGTAGAACACAACGAGTCGTCGATCGATCGATACAGTCTAGCATTTAACGTATTCCCAAGAGGAACGATAGGTCCCGGAGGAAATTGTGAACTCACAGTCTGAATATAATGTCACTCCGCTGTTCGCAGTTCCTTTGTACCAGAGTTTTGTAGACGCAGTTGATCAGAAAGATGTAGATTTTATTAAATCGCTGGACTATGAACGTATGCCGGCCGACAATGGTGACTATACAGTTTGTAAAAATGTTCTAGACATCCCACAGCTTCGTGATCTAAAATTAAAAATACAGAAAAAGATCGATCATTTTGTCTATGAAATATTAGACTGTGATAAAAATGTAAAATTTGAAATACAGAATAGCTGGGCCAATCGGCACGGCAAATTAGATTTTGCTGGATCTCACAGACACAGCAACAGTCTCATCAGCGGAGTTTTTTATCTCGATATAGGACCAGATACCGGAGCTATCGTGTTCCAAAAAGACAAGAGTTATTATAATCTTTGGACTGATACTGTAGAAGTAGGCTTTAATTATCAGACACATGAAGATCAAAATCGACTCAATGTTTTTAACGCAGATGCCTGGGGAATATATCCTAAACAAAACGAAATAGTGTTGTTTCCTTCTCTGCTGTATCATTCGGTTACTGAAAATCTTTCCGACAAGATAAGATACAGCCTAGCATTTAACGTTTTTCCTAGAGGAAATCTAGGAGAAACTATCAATAGGATAAAAATATAGCATGGCCAAAATAACTCTAGACGAACTAATAGATATCGCATTCGCACATGAAGAAGGTGATCCCATAGACTGGGGAGTATTTGTCAAAGGACAAGAACAGTCTATGCGTATGATCGCCGCCAGTATCCTTGAACAGTTTGATAAAGAAACGATCACTGATGCAGATCGACTGATTTTGCTAGCTACTATAACCAAATTAGTTACTGAAAACATGATTCTCCATTCGAGACTTTTGACAGATAAGCAAAAAGATAGTTAAATAACTGTATTGTTGTAATCCCTTCAAAACGAAGGCATGTTGGACCCGGGTTCAATTCCCGGCAGGTCCACCATAAGGAGATTAGTATGGATGACTTACAAAGATTTGCGTTAGGGTTCGCTGTCGTTGTTGTAATCTTCGCTCTAGTCCTTTTATGATGGGCCTGATCGGTTTCGACAGCGTGAGATAGTCTAGACGGCAACACGAGAGACGACTGACGTTATCAGCGTAAATCCATAAATGCAAACGAAGATGCATTTGACTTCACAGCAATGAGCTTCACTGGCAATTCTGTTGCCAATGACAGCAGATTTGCTCTAGCTGCCTAAGAAACAGCAGGTCCGGGGTAACTATACCTTGTAACCCAAAATAGTAGAAGGAGCTTTCGGGCTCCTTTCTTTTTGATATTGAAAAAATCTATTATCTTTATTAAAAAATATTTAGAAAAAATCTATTGATTTTGTATTTTAATAGGATATATAATATGCGTATGCAACACGATGTTGTAAAGTTTTCAACACACACAAGGAGAAGATATGAAAACAGTTGGTGATAAATTAACCCCATTCGCAGTCACAGGTGTCAAACCAGGACAACCAGAAGATGCGTTTTATACTATTACAGAAAAGTCATTTGAAGGCAAGTGGAAAGTAATCGTTTACTATCCAAAGGAC